ATCGTCCTGGACGACGGCACCGAGTGGGCGACCATGATCGAGGACGTCCGCCTGTCCAACGCGGACCCGCAGGCGCTGCAGATCGGCCGGTTCTGGCAGCGGTGGGACGCGGTCGACCCGGACCCGGCGAAGCGGACCGCCGTCAGCGCGGCGAAGACCATCGCGCAGACGCAGAGCCATCTCTGCCTGGGTCAGGCCCGCGAGCTTGCGGCCGTAGGCGAGCCGGTGTCCGAGAGCGGCGTGCGCATCCATGGTGCCCTCCTCTAGTAGGTCCCTCGATGGTGTCACATCTGCACGCAGCGTGCAAGTACTCCACGAAGGTTGACTAGGGCGCGCCGTCGTGTAAAGTGCGGATGTCGCACGAAGATGGAGGATGCGCACCTTGGCTGAGAGCCCGCTCTACGCCGCAGCCGACAGGATGCTGCGCAACGCCCACGGCATCACCCTCGAGGACTGGCTGAGCAAGTACGCCGGCGTGGGGATGTCCAGCCGCGCGATGGCCGAGCTCCTCGCCGTCGAGACCGAGGGCGTCGTCACGGTCTCGCGAGAGGCCATCCGTCGCTGGGTCGCCGCCATCGATCACGAGCCGGCCGCGTGACCGGCGTTGCCGCGGCTGCCGGCCTGCCCGAGCCCTCACGAGGGCGCCACCACGGTGGCCAGGCCGACAGCTCCGGCAGCGCCGGGTCGGACTCCACGGGGAAGGGAGTCCGGCCCGGCCGCTGAACACACCACGCCCCCGGGCCGCATCGCTCGACAGCAACGGCACCGGGGGCGCAGAACAGAACAGGAGCACAGAGTACATGATGACACCGACATCAACGAAGCATCCCAGCGTCCGACAGCCCGCCGGATGGGCAAGCGTCGACTGCGAGACCACCGGCCTGGTCGCGGGCATCCACCAGATCTGGGAGGTCGCGATCGTCCTGGACGACGGCACCGAGTGGGCGACCATGATCGAGGACGTCCGCCTGTCCAACGCGGACCCGCAGGCGCTCGAGGTGGGCCGGTTCTGGCAGCGGTGGGACGTGGTCGACCCGGACCCGGCGAAGCGGACCGCCGTCAGCGCGGCGAAGACCATCGCGCAGACGCTGGCGGGGCGGGTGATGGTCGGGTCGAACCCGGCGTTCGACGCCCGGTTCCTCGAGCAGCTGCTGCGTGGCGCGAACCGGGCGCCGTCGTGGCACTACTCGGTGGTGGACATCAAGGCCATGGCGGCCGGCTGGCTGCACGCCGCGGTCCTGTTCGACGGCGTGGACGAGGAGCTGCAGCCCACCACCCTGCCCTGGTCGTCCTACGCCCTGTCCGAAGCGTGCGGCGTCGCCCCTCCGTCCCACGAGGAGCGCCACAGCGCGCTCGGCGATGCCAGATGGGCCGCCCGCCTGTACCGCCGGCTGACCGGCGAGGTGGACCGGCTCGTCGCGCTGCAGGAGGTGCCGTCGTGACCGGACGCGAAGCCCTCCAGCACGCCGTCGACCACGCCCGGCAAGCCGCCGAACTGCTCGACACCTACCCGCCCGAGACCCTGAACGCCAACGCGCACGCCGCGGTGTCGCGCGCCTGGTCCGCGATCGCAACCGAGATGGTCTACGTCGAGATCCAGCACCCCGAACAGGTGCCGTCATGACCGGGGACCTCGCCGTGCTCCTGGTCGTGTTCGTCGCCCTCGCCGGACCGTTCGCCATCGCCGCGCTGCTCGAGGACCACGTCGAGCTGCGCTGGGCCGACCGGCTCCTGCGCGGCAACACCTCCAGCTGGGACGGTGACCGCTGATGGGCCGCACCGTCGCCAAGGCGTGGCGCTACTCGTGCGACCACGTCCACCCGACCACCGGCCAGTTCGACTGTCACCTCCAGGTCGACGTCCGCACCGGCCAGGCCTGCAACACCGGCCGCGGGACCGTCGTCAACGACCAGGCCGACGCCGACGCAGCCATGCGCGCCGACGGGTGGACCGTCGGCCGCCGCGTGCTCTGCCCCACCCACAAGGAGACCGCCCGTGCCTGACCACGACGACACCCCCGACCCGTTCCTCCACGCCCTGCAGCAGTCCATCCGCCCCGAGGTCCTCGACCGTGCCGGCCGCAAGCTCGCCGAGGTCGTCGCCGCCGTCGCGGAACTCCAGAAGAAGGGCCGGCTCACCCTGACCCTCGAGCTGTCCCCGATGAAGAACAACACCGGCGCCGCCGAGGTCGCCGTACGCATCAAGGCCGCCATCCCCGAAGCGATGCCCGCATCCACGTTCATGTGGCCCGACGAGCACGGCCGCCTCCACCGCAACGACCCCCGCCAGCAGGAACTGCCCGGGATCCGCGCCATCGACCACGACGACCGGAAGGCCAACTGATGACCGACGACACCGAGCTCGAGACCCTCACCGTCGGGATGGACGCCGAGGCCATCGCCCGCCTCGCCCGCGATGGCGTCGCCCCCCACACCGTCAAGGTCGGCGACGGCCCGTCCGGCGCCGTCGACCAGCTGTGGTTCGGCAACGGCCCCGACGGGCACCGGCTCATCCACATCGAGAACCTGCAGGAGAAGCGTTCCCGGCCCGCCATGAAGGCCGGCGACGTCCAGGTCGACACCCCCGAGGCGCTCATCACCTACGCCGAACGGCACCTCGACGAGTCGACCACCACCCTGTGGGCCCAGGTCGACCGCGGCCGGATCACCGTCATCCTCAACGACCACGGCGACGTGGACGACATCGCCGGCTGGGCCGACCACCGTGCCATGCTCACCATGCGCCGCGCCGAGGAGTGGGACGCCTGGACCGGCATCGCCGGCCAGTGGACGACCCAGCACGACCTGGCCCTGTTCATCGAGGAGCACCTCCAGGACATCGCCGAACCCGACGGGTCCACGCTGCTCGAGGTCACCCAGACGTTCCACGCGATCTCCGAGGCCACGTTCACCTCGACACGGCGGCTCGCGGACGGCACCCAGCATCTGGTGTGGACCGAGGACGTGAACGCCACCGCCGGCCGGGACCAGCACACCGCGATCCCGACCGACCTGACCCTGCACCTGCGCCCCTGGGTCGGGGTCGCACCGGAGAAGGTCGACGCCAAGTTCCGGTTCCGGGTCCGTGACGGCCACCTGTCGTTGCGGGTCGACCTGCTGCGCACGGCGGACATCTCCCGGCGGGCGGTCGAGGCCGCGGCGGTCGACGCCGCCACCCAGCTCGGTGTGCCCATGATCGAGGGCACCGCCCCGTCCGCGCGCCGCTGACATGCGTGCCCTGATCCTCGCTCTCCTGCTCGTCGCGGCCACTCCCTCCGCGGCGGCCGAACCCGCCCGTCCCCTCTCCCAGACGGTCCCGGGTCCGGCAGCGGGGGCCACGTCACCCCCCGGCGTGGCCCCCGCACCCCAACCTCCCACACCGGTCGAGGTCCCACCGGTGGTGCCAACATCGCCCCAAGTGGTAGCTGCTGACATCGAGCCGACGCCACCCATCGCCGACCTGTGGCTCGAGCTCGCCCGATGCGAATCGGGCGGGTGGGTGGACGGCGGTGCGTCGTTCACCGGCCCGATCCGGTGGGACTGGGGCGCCGACCTCGACCGTCTCCCACCGTGGGCGTCGGTCATCGACCGCGGCGACGGGCCCGAAGCGCAGTTCCACGGCGGCCTGCAGCACCACCCCGACACCTGGGAGTGGGTCGCCGGCGACCTCGGCCTCCTCGACGACTACCCGGCCGCGTACGACGCGCCCGCGCACGTCCAGGTCCAGGTCGCCACCGAGGTCCAGCAGCGCCAAGGCTGGCAGGCGTGGCCCGTCTGCGCCCGGCGGACAGGACTGCTGCCATGAACATCGAGCAGCTCACGTTCGAATCCCAGCCCGAGCTCGTCCACACCGTGCGCCGCGGCACCCCACAGGAACAGTGGGACGCCGCGGTCGCTGCCAACCCCTGGCTCGTCGGTGAGGTCGTCCGCACCCTGCGGCAGCTCGTCGACGCCGGGAAGCGCCCGTCGCTCAACCGTGCGTTCGAGGAGATGCGCGAACGGGTCCACACCACCGGATCCGAGTACCGGATGAACAACACCTGGAGGGCTCCGGCAGCCCGGCACGTGATCCGGCTCCACCCCGAGTTCGCGACCGTCATCGAGACCCGACGGAGCCGCCCATGACCCGGGCGCTGCACTTCTGCCGCTGGTGTGGCCGCAGGCCCGCACCGTCCTCAGACCCGCTCGGCCGCGGTCGCCCGCGGACGTTCTGCTGCGACGCCCACCGGACCGCGTACCGGTCTGTGTTCGGCACGAGCTCCTGGGCCGGCGCCGTCGCGTTCACCACCGTCTGCGACCACGGCTGCGACGGCAGCCAGCTCGTCATCCCCGGCCCGGTCCACGCCCCGGACGCCTGGGCGCATCTCGAAGCCCAGGTCGGCGAGATCGTCCACGGCCATCCCGTCGAGGTCACCGTCGCGCCCGCCGCGGCCGGCACCTCAGCCATGTGGGCCGACGAGTTCCTGCGAGGCAGCGCATGACCGCCACCCGCACCCACGGCGACTACCTGACCTACATCCACGACCGGTGCCGCTGCGACGACTGCCGGACCGCGTGGAACGTCTACAACCAGGGCGTGAAGCTCCGCCACCAGCGCGGCGAGACCGTCTCCGTCGACCGGGCCGTGGTCCGCGCGCACATCCTGGACCTGCAGGACCGCTACGGCGCGACCACCATGGCGATCGCGCGCGCCGCCGGGTACGGCAACAACTCCGTGGTCCGCAACGCCCTGGACGCCACCAAGACCCGGCCGGTGCCGGCGTCCGCCGCCCGACGCATCCTGGCCGTCACCTACGAGGCCCTCCCAGACGACGCGCTGGTCTCCGCCGACCTCGCCCTCGAGCAGCTCGACCGGCTCCGCGCACATGGCGTCATCCATGCTGCCATCGCCCGCCGTCTCGGCTGGACCGGATGGCCCGGCGCCAGCTGGCCCCGCAACCGCGTCCAGGCCGGCACCGTCCGGACCCTGCGCGCCTACGCCGACGAGCTCGACGCCCGCTGCGAGGACTGCGACCAGCCGTCCTGGGGCGGTGGCCGCTGGTGCTGGACCCACTACTCGGCCCGCGCCAGACGCGCCCCTGCAACCGGGTGCGGCACCGACGCGGGCTACACCGCACACCGCCGCAACAGCACCCCACCGTGCCAGGCCTGCAAGGACGCCCACCACCAGGCCCACGAGCTGAGGAGGGCCTCATGACCCTGGCCGTCTGGCTCTGGACCGACCTCGCACTCCTCGCCGGCCGCGCCGCCCTCGTCGCGCTCGCCATCCACGCCGCCGCAGGCACCTACCGGACGGTCGCACCGCGGCTCCAACGCCCAGACCGCCTCCGCCTCACCGACCAGCAACGCCACCGGATCCTGAAGGAGAACGACCGTGCCCACCGCTGACGTCATCGCCGCCGCACGCGAGTACATCGCCGCCCGCGACCACGAGCGCGAGATGTACATCCAGACCGCCCGCAACGCCCCCAAGGAGCACGTCGTCAAGGCGCAAAAGGCCGCCCGGGTCCGCAAGGCCGAGGAGAACCTCCGCGCCGCCCTCGAGGCGCACGATGGCTGACCGCACCCCGAAGCAGCAGCAGGCTCTGCAGCGGCTGGAACCGTGGCAGCGGCAGATCGCCGAAGCCGTCCTCGACGGCCGCCCCCTCACCGTGGCCCGGCTGCGGCAGCCCGGCAAGGACCGGCTCGCGGTGTTCCTCGGTGCCGCGTACGAGCTCGAGGGACGCCGGTGGGACTACTGCGGGACCGACCCGGAACGGGCACGCCGGCTGCGCCGCCAGGCACGCGAACTCGCCGCCCAGCTGTCCAAAGGCCAGCCATGACCACCACTCAACCCAGACAGAGGTCCCGATGACCAACGAACCGCGCAAGCTCGGCCTCACCCCCATCGACGTCAAGCAGCCCGACGAGCACGACCGGCTCTTCTGGTCCGTGACCTCCATCATCGGCGTGCTCGAGAAGCCCGGCCTCCTCTACTGGGCCGCCGAAGAAGCCGCCAAGGCGGCCGTGTCCTCCGCCCGGTCCCTTCCCGCCCGTGTCGAAGAAGAAGGCGAAGAGGCGGTCGTGAAGTGGCTTCGCGACGCACGGTTCCGCCGACCCAAGGACCGGCTGTCCGCCACCTCCCTCGGATCCGTCGCCCACGCCGCCTGCGAGGAGTACGCCCTGACCGGCACCCGGCCCGACCGCGACCACCTCGAGCAGCTCGTCAACGCCGAAGCCGGACACGGGTTCACCGGAACCACCGCCGAGACCGACGTCATCGACCTCATGCTCGACCGGTTCGACGGCTGGCTTCAACGGTTCACCCCCCAGTACCAGGCCCCCGAGGTCGTCGTGTACGACACCAGGTACGGCTACGCCGGCCAGTCCGACGCGTTCCTGACCGTGGACGGTTTCCGCGCGATCGTGGATTACAAGTCGTCCCGAGAGCCCCGCGACTCCCGCGGCAAGCCGAAGACCCCGTACCCCGAGGTCGCCCTCCAGCTTGCCGCCTACCGGCACGCCGAGTTCGCCGCCGTGTGGCGGCCGCGCCGGACCGAGAAGATGCGCCGCCGCTACTACGCGCTGTCCCCGGAGGAGGAGCAGCTCGCCGTTCCCGTCCCCGAGGTCGACGGCGGCCTGGTCATCCACCTCACCACCGAGGCGTGCGAGGCCTACCCGGTCGACTGCGGCTCCGACCGGCACACCGACTTCCTCTACATCCAGGAGGCGTTCCGCGCGAACCAGAACCTCAAGACGGCGCTCGGACCACCCCTTGAGGCCCCAACGCTTGCGGAGGTGCCAGCATGACCATCCTGGACCTGCAGCGACGCATCCGAGAGGCTGGACGCATCCGGATCGGACAGAAGGACGCCGGCCGCGGCTTCCCTAAGAAGCTCGACACGTTTCGGCTCACCTCGCCAGACCGGCGCGCCATCGAGCAGGCCGCAGGGATGTACGGCGGGAAGCCCGAGCCGTGGGACGCCCCCGCCGGCCGCCAGTGGCAGGTCGTGACCGGCGTGGACGAGCTCGACGTGATCGTCCCCCCGTCCGACATGGCGTTCTCCCAGCACTACGAGCTCTGGTCCGGCGGCGGCTGCCAGCGTCGCTGCGACGGATTCACCGAGCAGATCACCGACGGCCCCTGCCTGTGCGACCCCGACGAACGCGAGTGCAAGCCCCACACCCGCCTCTCCGTGATGCTCCGTGAGCTCGTAGGCCTGGGCGTGTGGCGGCTGGACACTCAGGGGTTCTACGCCGCCGTGGAGCTCTCCGGAGCCGTCCAGGTCGTCCAGGCCGCGGCCGGTGCAGGCGTGATGCTTCCCGCCAGACTTCGACTCGAGCAGCGTCAGATCAGACGGCCAGGGCAGCCGACCCGGAACTTCGCGGTCCCGACGCTCGATGTCCACGTCACCCCTGAGCAGCTGTTCGGCGGCCAGGCCGGCGGGATGTCGCTCGCCACCGGGCCCAAGCCCGCCGGCCACCTCGGCAACGGCGCCCCCGAGCTCCCTGCGGGCGACGACCCGGCACCCATGCAGTCCAGCCACCTCACCCCGGTCCCCAAGGAGGTGGAGGAGCGTCCCGCGAGGTCCGTGGCCGACCAGGTCGCAGACGCGTCCGGGAAGGGCGGCGGTGTCAGGCGTGCCGGCGCAGCAGCCCCCGTACCTGCGACCGGGCTCCGGCCGCGCACCACCGCGGAAGCCGCCGCGGGAACTCAGCCTGAACGTGGCCAGCCGGAAGGTGTCGCGACCGTCTCCGGAGACGACCTGGAGTCCCTCACGGTCGCGCAGCTCAAGATCCGATGCAAGCGTGCGGACCTGCCGGTGTCCGGCACGAAGGCCGAGCTCATCGAACGCCTGCAGGCAAGCACCGGCGCCACCCCGGCCGAAGACGCCGAGCCACCGCACGACGACGCCGAGCATGGCAGCACCGACAAGGACGGTCCGATGACCGACGGGCAGCGCCGCAAGCTGTTCGCCACGTTCCGCGAGCACGGCATCAGCGACCAGCAACGCAAGGCCGTCCTGGCATCCCGCTACCAGCTCGACACCATGAACGACCTCAGCTTCACGCAGGCCGCCTGGATCATCGACCGGCTGGAGCAGGAAGGCGGGCCCGACGCCTTCAAGGCCGTGGCAGACGACTGGCTCTCCGCACAGCAGCACGACGAAGAAGGCCCTGACCCGGCCCCGTGCGAAGCCTGCGGCGAGCTGATCGCCGGAGAACACGACTGCCAGGACACCCCCGACCCTGAACCTGAGGTCGAGGCTCAACTTGAGGTTCAGGGTTCCCCTCAGTCGCTCGCGGAACGCGCCAGATCGCACGCCTCCGGCACTTCGGAGACCGTCGACACCTACCAAGACCGGATCCGAAAGGCCTTCTCCGTCCTCGCCGTGAAGGACAACGCCATCTACGAGGGCGGGTGGCAGCGCCTCCAGGACATCACCGATGGCCGGGCATCCCATACCGACTGGACAGGCGCCTCAGAAGGGCGGCTTCGTTCGCTCGCCGAAGACATGGAACGCGCCGTCGACAGGCTGGAAGGCCGACCATGATCGACGTGACCATCCACGGCCATCCCGCCCCCCAGGGGTCGAAACGGTACGTCGGCAACGGGATCAGCGTCGAGTCCAGCAAAGCCGTCAAGCCCTGGCGCGCCGACGTGAAGAACGCCCTCGAGGACGCCCTTCCTGCCGGTCACACTCCCTGGGACGGCCCCATCGACGTCCACATCGTGTTCACGTTCCCGCGCCCCAAGGCCCACTACCGGACCGGACGCAACGCCCACCTCCTCCGCGAACACGCCCCCACCCACCCCGCCAACAGCCGCAACGACATCGAGAAGCTCGTACGGGCCGTCCATGACGCGGTCACGGCCGCAGGCGTCTGGAAGGACGACGGGCACGTCGTCAACCTGACAGCCGCGAAGATCTACGGCGACCGGCCCGGCGCGCGCATCGTCATCGCACCCCACCAGCAGGAGCAGTAGATGGCCCGCAGCCGACAGCTACCTAGCTACACGACCGCGGCCGGCGCAGCCAAGCGACTCGCCGTCTACGAGGCGGCCGGATACGCCTGCGCTGAGTGCCGACTCACGTACGTGCGGCCCGATGGCTACACGGGCCACACCGCCCTGTCCACCAGCATCATGGTCAACGGGAAGTCGAAGATCCGCATCCTCACGATCGACCACATCGTCCCGAGGCGTTACGGCGGCTCCAACGAGCTCGCCAACCTCCAGGCGCTCTGCACCGGATGCAACTCGCGCAAGGGCGCGAAGGTGGGCGCCTGATGGCATGGATCGAGTCCCACCAGGACCTCCGCACCAACCCCAAGGCCAAGCGCCTCGCGCGCCTCCTCGACGTGCCCCTCGCGCAAGCCATCGGCCATCTTCACATGCTCTGGTGGTGGGCACTGGACCACGCCGAAGACGGCAACCTGGGGCGCGTCGACGCCTACGACATCGCCGATGGAGCCGACTGGCAGGGCGACGAACACGCCTTCGTTCAAGCCCTCATCGACTGTGGACCAGGGGACCGCACAGGATTCGTAGAACGTGCGGCTAGCGGACATCTGCTCTTGCACGACTGGCACGAATACACGCTCGCGCTCCGCGCTTCACGCGAGGGATCCGCACGCGGGAACCACACGCGCTGGCACACGAAAAGGGGGATTCAGGACCCTTCCTGCCCATTCTGTGCATCGCCCCCCGACTCGCCCCCGATATCGCCCCCGATATCGCCCCCGACGTCGGGACCGAATCGGGTGGGAGTCGCCCCCGAATCGGGTCCGACATCCACCAACCAACCAACCAACCAACCAACCAACCAAGGGGCCGCGCGCGAGGGCGCCGAAGACGGCCCGGGCCACCCCCCCCCAGTCAGCAACGGGCACCCCAAGACCCCAACCCGCTGGGACCACGCCTGGGCACGCATCCAGACCTACGTCAAGCAGTACGGCTCGCAAGACCCCACCCGCCCACCACCCGACGAGTTCTTCGACCAGCACACCCTCGCCGTCCTTCGGTCCATCGGCGGCACCTCCGCCGTCCGACGCGACGAGATCGGCAAGTTCGACTTCCGCGACGCCTGGAAAGAGCACCCCGAACCATGACCCCCACAACCCAGCGACACGGAGCCACCATGCAGACCCTCGGCGCGCAGATCAGGGCCACCTTCGCCAGCATCGAACATCACGCAGACCAGGGGACCGAAGCCACCGGGCTCCCCACCGGCTTCGACCAGCTCGACCGAGCCACAGGAGGGCTCCACCCCGGAACCCTCACCGTCATCGCAGGCGTGCCAGCATCCGGCAAGAGCGCACTCACCGCCAGCATCGCCAGGTTCACCGGCACCCGCCTGTCGCGCCCCACGCTGTACGTCGACACGCTCGGCAGCGCCGAGAACCTCGCCCTCAGGCTCCTCGCCAGCGAATCCCGCATCTCCACCGACCGACTACGCGCAGGCAAGCTCGACGAGCCCGACTGGCGCAGGTTCGGCGACGCCATGGCCACCATCGCCGACGCCCCCCTGCACCTCGAGGCGTCAGCGACCATCACCCTCGACACCATCGATGAAGACGCACGGACCATCGACGGGCTCGACCTCATCATCGTCGACGGCCTGGCGATGCTGACCGACAGCGAACGCGGCGACGACGAAGCCAGATGGGACGCCGCAGCACGCGTCGTCCACCACCTCAAGCGGCTCGCACGCGAACACCAGGTCCCCGTCATCGTGACCGCCTCGGTCGGCAAGGGCCCGTCGTCGCGCACCTGGAAGCAGCCGCTCATCGACGACATCGCCGAGACCTCATCGCTGATCTACGACGCTGACCTGGTCATCGGCCTCTACCGCGACGAGATGTACGACGCGGACAGCCCCGATCGAGGCATCGCCGAGCTGTCCATCCTCAAGCATCGCGAAGGGCCGAGCGCCGTCGTGAAGCTCGCCTTCCTCGACCACCTGTCCATGTTCGCGAACCTCGCGCAGGGGCCATTGAGGGCTGTCTGACCGTACGCCATCGACCATGGAGGATGGGATGCCTGACCGTCGCATCACCACCACCGCAGTCACCACCCGCGAACTCCTCGACGAACTGGCACGGCTCGCGCACGACGCCGACGAGGAACGCCACCAGATCGCCGCCGCGGTCAAGCGCATCCGCACCGTGCTGACCGACGCCCTGCTCGACGACCACCAGAAGGTCGACCAGGCGCTGAAGGTCGTGGGCGACACCCTCAAGGCCTGGGAGGCACGCCGTGGCTGACTGGTGCATGCACGAGCTCGCCCGCTGCGCCGTCTGCGACCCCAGCGACAAGGTGTCGCTGCCCGACTCGCCGCCGTTCCTCGCCCGCTACGACGGGACCTGCCCCGGCTGCGGGTTCGACATCGCCGTCGGCCAGCAGGTCCGGTTCGTCGACGACCTGGTCGCCCACGTCGGCTGCGAGCGGGAGGTCCGCCGTGGCTGAGCAGCTGGTGACGCACGCCGGGCATCCCCTCGACCACCACCGCTGGTGCGTCGACGACGACTGCAACCGGCAGGCGCTCGCCGAACAGGCCGCCCTGCGCGGCGACGACCCGCTCGAGGTCTTCCGAGGTCGACCATGACCGCCGACGACCGCCGCCCCCAGCACGTCGCCAGAGACCTCGGCCGAGCCCACGCCGCCCTCGACGACATCCTCGACGCCCTCGCCGGCCTCCAAGCCCTCGACCCCATCGACCGGCCCCCACGACACGCCCCTCCAGGACGACGCACCGGCATCTCCGACCCCACCGGCGCACGCCTCGTCGCCTACGAATCCGGCCTCGACTGGCACCTCCGCCACCTCGTCGGCTGGATCGAGGTACGCCACCCCGCCGGGATCGAGGTCCTCCAACCCGGCGTCATCCACCAGGTCGAAGACCTCACCGCCTCCCTCGGCGGCACCACCACCCTGGCCGCCCTCGCCGCCCAGGTCCGTGCGACCGGTGTCGCCACCCGAGACGGGAAGCAGCACCTCCGCCGGCTCGGGACCGCCACCCACGGCGCCCTGGCCGAGATCCACGACGGCTGGCACGCCCTGCATCAGGCACGGTGGGTACCGACCGACGGCGGGCACGTCCTGGACGAGGACGCCGACCGTGACTGCTGGTTCACCGCGTCGTCGGTGTCGACGGTGTCGCGGGACCTTGGCCGGGTCGCACGGCGGCTGTGTCCGCCGGCTCCGACCCAGCCGCGGCTGGTGTTCTGCAAGAACCACGACGACGAGCTCGCGAAGTATCCGGGCCGGAAGCTGTGCGCCGCCTGCTACGAGCGGGAACGACGACGTAGCAGCCGGGGCCGATAGCACCCCCTAACCCACCAGGAGGACGGCATGTGCAAGGTCGAACCGCCGTACTACGAGGTCACCGTCCGGCTGCCGCTGTACCTGTACAGCGAATGGTGGTTCGACGCGGTGGCCGACGCAGCCGGCGAGAACGCGGCCGTGTCGGGCAGCGTCGTCCCAGGCGCGTAACGGCAGCACCACTACCACCCACTAGGAGGCCCCGTGCCATACATCATCGTTGACCGCATCGCCGCCATCCTGTCGGGCGTGTTCGACTGCGAGTGCTGTGACACCGGCTGCGACTGCGGGTGTCTCGCCGAGTGCCCCGTCCACAAGAAATACCTGGAGACCACCCCATAGGAGACCCCGGATGGAAGACCTAAGCGACCTCGACCACCGCATGTTCGCGCGTCACCCAGGCGGTTACCTGTGCCGCTGCGGCCAGGCTGACAACGGCAAGCCTCAACACTGCACCTGCATGACCGACTTCCCCGAGGCGACTCTGTCTGACCTGTCAGCGCGCATCGAGGAGTTGGAGCGGTTCGTGCAGCGGTTCATCGATTTGGGCTACGAGTCTACCGACCACACCGACCTGCACGACCTGCACGCCGAGGCCGTGGCGCTGCTTCCCGAGAGGCGATAGCGGCAGCTGTGCGGCCCCGTCCGGAAGCGTCCGACGCAGCCTGCTTGCATCCCGCCACGCTCTGTGCCACGATACCTACCATCACCAGCCGTCCGCCCACCGGGCGGCTGACTGCATTCAGGGGGAACCATGACACCTCCGACCCCCCTCCCCGCTGCGCACACCCTCTGGCTCCGCCGCCGCCACCCCATCGCAGCCCTCCGAGGCGACATCCGCCGCTGGTGGAGACGCCGGCACGCCCGGCCACAACGATGACCACCAGGCGCAACGGCTCCACACGCAGAGGCCGAGCACAGAACAAGCGCATCCTCGCAGCCTCCGACATCTGCCACCTCTGCGGACACCCCGGCGCAGACGCCGTCGACCACGTCATCCCCCTCGCCCGCGGCGGACCAGACACCATCGACAACAAGCGCCCAGCACACCACGACAACCCGTGCGAGATCTGCGGCGAACGCTGCAACAGAGCCAAGGGCGCGAAGCTCGTTCCACCAACGATCAGACGTTCTGGCTCGCTTCGCTGAGCACTTGCCCGAAGGTCCCCAGCCACCGGCCTGGGGGCACGAACGCCAGCATCAGCGGGCTCAGTCGACGGTTAGCCGTTCAGGGCAGGCGGCGCAGGGACCCAGGGGGAGGGCCCCCCTCCGACCCTGGGGTCCTGTCCCCGGCGTAGGGCCATTCTCTCCCCGCGATTTCTTCCGCAGCCCGCTGCAGGTCGGGACTCCCAACCTGTCCTGCCGTCAGGAAGGGTGCGTCGATGGCGAAGGCGTATCCCGAGCAGAAGAAGGCCGACGTGATCGCCCTGGCGCTGTCTGGTGAGCTCACCAAGGCCCAGGTGGCGGAACGTGCGGGCATCTCCTCGACCACGCTGTTCCGGTGGATCAAGGACGCGCAGCCGAAGCGGGCCAACGTCTCCCACCTGCGTGCCGTCCCCGACGCGAAGCAGGAACCTGCGCCGCCGGCCAGGCGGCCGACGGTCAGCGAGGCGGCGGAGACGGGCACGACCCGCGAGCTGCTGGTCGCGACCCGTACCCGGATCGCGAGGGCGGTCGAGGATCCGAACACCCCAGCGCGTGACCTCGCCGCGTTGACGAAGCGGCTGTTCGAGGTGGTCCGCGACATCGAGGCGATCGACGCCCGTGACGAGGAAGCGGGGGCCACTGGTGACGTCCCCGACGCCAAGTTCGACGCCTCGGCGATCTGAGCCCAAGCTCTCCGAGGTCGCACGTCACGTCGTCCTGCCGGCCGGGATCACCGCGACGGGATGGCCTGCCGTCCGTGACCAGTGCGCGAAGTTCGGTGACCGGTTCGACCTGTGGCAGGAGGGCGCAGGTCAGGCGATCCTGGCGAAACGCAAGGACGGCATGTACGCCGCCACCGTCGGTGGCGTGGTGCTGTCCATCCCTCGCCAGGTCGCGAAGACGTTCCTGGTCGGCCGCATCGTCTTTGCCCTGTGCGTGCTGTTCCCCGGGCTTCGGGTGCTGTGGACCGCGCACCGGACCCGCACGGCCACCAACACGTTCCGGACGTTGCAGGGCTACGCCCGCCGCAAGAAGGTCGCGATGCACGTGTCGCACATCCGCACGGCGAACGGAGAGCAGGAGATCGGGTTCAACAACGGGTCGGTCATCATGTTCGGCGCCCGGGAGCAGGGCTTCGGCCGCGGCTTCGATGAGGTCGACATCGAGGTGTTCGACGAGGCCCAGATCCTGACGGAGAAGGCCCTCGAGGACATGGTTGCGGCCACCAACCAGGCCCGCCATCCGCACGGGGCGCTGCTGTTCTACATGGGCACGCCCCCGCGGCCGGTCGACCCCGGCGAGGCGTTCTCCCTGAAGCGAACCAAGGCGCTGTCCGGCCACTCCACGGACCTGCTGTACATCGAGTGTTCCGCCGATCCGGACGCCGATCCGGACGACCGGGAGCAGTGGGCGAAGGCCAACCCGTCGTTCCCCAAGCGGACCCCGCTGGAGTCGATGCTGCGGCTGCGGGAGAACCTGCCCGGCGACGACGCGTGGATGCGTGAAGGTCTGGGCGTCTGGGACCAGGTCAAGTCCCGCGGGGTGCTGCCGGCGCCGTCCTGGGAGGGGCAGACGGACGAGCAGTCCATGGCGACGGACCGGTTCGCGCTCGGGGTCGAGTGCGGCCCGGACCTTGCCTGGGCGTCGGTTGCTCTGGCCGGGCAGCGTGACGACGAAGACTGGCACATCGAGCTGCACGACGACCAGCACACCCGCGGCCGTGGGGTGTCGTGGCTGGTTCCGGCGCTGCAGGACCTGGTGGACCGCAACCCGCAGGTCGGGGCGGTCGTGGTGGACGTGGCCGGCCCGATCGTGGCGCTGCTGGACCAGGTGGGCAAGAACCGGTGGGTGTTCAAGGGCACAAAGCTCGAGGTACATCCTGTGAAGGTCACCGAGCTCGGGCAGGGATGCACCAACGTCCTGGCGGGCATCGTGGCCGGGACGTTGTGGCACATCGGGCAGCCCCAGCTGTCGGCCGCAGCCCTGTCGGCGGGGAAGCGTGCGTTGGGTGACACGGGCATGTGGGTGTGGTCGAGGAAGACCGCCGAGTCGGACATCACGCCGGTTCAGGCGGCCACGTTGGCGCTGATCGGTGCGCAAGCGGAGAAGCCGACCCGGCCCGGCAGGTCGCGTTCGCGACGTAGAGAGGCGGTGGTGATGTGACGCACGAGTCGATCCGCCTCCCCGGCGCCTCTGGCGACGAGAACCGCACGCTCAACCTGCTCCTGGAGCGTCTCGCGGAGAAGCAGAAGCGGAACCTGCTGCGCGCCTCCTACTACGACGGGAAGCGGGCGATCCGGCAGGTGGGGACCGTGATCCCGCCGCAGTACTACCGGCTCGGGATCGTGCTTGGCTGGTCGGCGAAGGCTGTGGACATCCTTGCCCGCCGGTGCAACCTGGACACGTTCGTCTGGCCCGACGGTGACCTGGGATCCACGGGGTTCGGCGACGTGTGGGAGTCGAACCATCTCGGGTCGGAGGTGTCCTCCGCGCTGGTGTCGTCGCTGATCCACGGCGTGTCGTTCCTGGTCAACACCCGTGGCGACGAGGCTTCAGGCGAGCCGGCGTCGTTGATCCACGTGAAGGAGGCCCAGACCGCGACCGGCGTTTTCAACGGCCGGACCCGCCGCCTCGACAACCTCCTGTCCGTCCTTGGCCGAGACGACGAGGGCCGGGTCAGTGAACTGGCCCTGTACCTCCCGAACCTGACAATCACCGCGGCGAAGGAACGGGGCAAGTGGAAGGTCACCGACCGGCAGGAACACCCCTGGGGCGTCCCTGCCGAGCCGCTGGTCTACAAGCCGCGGGCGGGCCGGCCGTTCGGGTCGTCACGGATCTCCCGGCCGGTCATGTCGTTGCACGACCAGGCGCTGAGGACCGTGATCCGGATGGAGGGTCACGCGGACGTCTTCAGCTTCCCGGAGATGTGGCTGCTCGGCGCGGATGAGTCCATCTTCAAGAACCCGGACGGGTCCCGCAAGGCCGCGTGGCAGGTGATGCTGGGCCGGATCAAGGCTGTCCCGGACGACGACTCTCCGGGGGCCGCGAACGATGGCCGTGCTGACGTCAAGCAGTTCTCGGCGTCGTCCCCGCAGCCGCACATCGACATGCTTCGCCAGCAGGCCCAGCTGTTCTCCGGGGAGACCTCGATCCCGTTGACGTCGCTGGGCGTGTCGGACATGTCGAACCCGACGTCGTCTGACTCCTACATCGCGTCCCGTGAGGACCTGATCGCGGAGGCTGAGGGCGCGACGGATGACTGGAGTCCGCCGCTGCGACGGTCGCTTGCCCGCGCGCTGGCGATCGCGAACGGCCTATCCGAGGTCCCGCGGGAGTGGTCGACGGTCGCGCCGAAGTGGCGGTCACCGCTGTACCTGTCCCGTGCAGCTCAGGCCGACGCCGGGTCGAAGCAGCTGGGTGCGGTTCCGTGGCTGGCCGAGACCGAGGTCGGGCTCGAGCTGCTCGGCCTGGACGAGCAGCAGATCGCCCGGGCGGTCGCGGAACGCCGCAGGTCGGAGGCACGTTCGTTCGTGGAGCAGTTGCGTGAGGCGGCTGATGGCCTCCAGGTCTGACGTCGAACGGTTCGCGCAGACCGCGGACGACATCCGCCGTCTCGCGATCCGTGACCTCCAACGGTCCCTCACGGTGGTGGACACGGCAAGCCCGCAGGCGCTTGCCGATGCGGTGCAGGAGATCATGCCGCGGCTCGTCGCGACCTACGGCGACGTCGCCGCAGCGGCCGCGGCCGACTACTACGAGACCCTGCGGGCACGGATCGAGGTGTCGGGACGGGTCACCGCGGTCCTCGCCCCGACCCCGCCAGTGGAGGCCGTGCAGGCCAACGCCCGATGGGCGGTCGGCCCGGCGTTCACCGACGGGGACACGCGCAGGGCGGTTGCCCGGCTCTCCCAGGTCCTTGACCGCATGGCCCTGCAGGCGGGGCGGGACACGATCGCGAGGTCAGTGGACGCCGACCCCTCCAACGTCCGCTGGGCACGCGTCCCTTCAGGTTCCAGCACCTGCGCGTTCTGCCTCATGCTCGCCTCGAGAGGGGCGGCGTACCGGTCAAGGTCGACCGCGGGGCGGGTCCGTGATGCGTCCGCGCGCGGGCCCCGCGGCTACATCCCGCCCGGCTACGGCCGCCCGGCGCCGCGCCGCGCCCAGCCCGTCGGTGAGAAGTACCACGCCGACTGCGACTGTGTTCCGACCCCGATCTGGTCCGGCCAGCCGTACCCGTCGGGCTACGACCCGGACGCGCTGTACGAACGGTACGACCAGGCCAGGATCCAGGCCGGGACCAGTTCGCCGAACGCGATCCTGTCCGAGCTCCGCAAGCTCGAAGGCATCAACTGAGACCTCCCGCCTGAAGGCGGGTCACGCCCACGTCCGGCGGTCAACGGACGGTCGATGGAGGAACCAGCGATGAGCGAGACGACCACAGGCGGTAACGAAGGCGGGCAGACGCCACCCGCCGAAGGCGGCAAGGACCAGTTCGAGCCGATCACCTCGCAGGAAGACCTGAACCGGGTCATCGGTGAACGGCTCGAGCGGGAACGGTCGAAGTTCTCCGACTACGCGGACCTGAAGGCGAAGGCCGACCGGTTCGACGAGCTCGAAGCCGCCAACAAGACCGAGCTGGAGCGCGCGCAGGACCGTGCCGCGGCGGCCGAGAAGGCAGCCACGGCCGCACAGGCGGAAGCTCTCCGGTTCAAGGTCGCCTCGAAGCACGGCATCTCCGAAGAGGACGCCGAGCTGTTCCTCACCGGGACGGACGAGGACACGCTGACCAAGCAGGCACAGCGGCTCTCCGCCCGCGTCGATCAGAAGCGCCGCAACGGCAACTACGTGCCCCGCGAAGGGGCAACCAACTCCGACCCGAAGGAAGACCAGATGCGGCAGTTCGCGCGCAACCTCTTCCAGACGGCCGAACAGTAGACAAGGAGGCCAGCCATGGCCGTTCTCGAAACCGGGGATCTCAGCCTCCCCCCCCAGATCCTCGACCCCTGGTTGGGCAAGGTCCAGCACGGCTCGTCCGTCGCCGCCCTGTCGAACTCCATCCCGATGCAGTTCGGTGCCGGCCAGTCGATGACGTTCGACATCGGCGAGGCCGAGTACGTCGGTGAGGGCGCCAACAAGGGCGCGTCCACCGTGACCCCGACCACCAAGACGGTCACCCCGTTCAAGTTCCACAAGACCGTCCGCTGGACGGAAGAGGTCATGTGGGCCGACGAGGACTACCAGCTCGGCGTTGTCGAGCAGATCCTCGGCGAGATCCAGCCGGCACTGTCCCGCGCACTCGACTACGGCGTCTACCACGGGATCAACCCGGCGGACGGCGCCGCCGTCGCAGCGATGACCGAGCACCTGTCGGACACCACCAACCTGGTGACCCGCCCGGCGGTCGACCCTGGCGCCCCGTACACCTACCTGGACTCCGCCGACGAGCTCGTCCTGGCCGACGACTACGTCCCCTCGGACGTGGCGATCGACCCGTCGTTCGCCGCCGGGTTCTCGACGCTTCGTGGCACGACCTCGGAGCAGAAGCTCTACCCGAACTTCCGGCTCACCACCGAGGTGTCCGAACTCGACGGCCACCGTGCGTCGGTGTCCAAGACGGTGCGGGCCACCGCGGCGGCTGCTGCGGCGACGAACCTGCTCGCGTTCGTTGGGGACTTCTCGGCGATCCGCTGGGGCATCCAGCGGGCCATCGGCCTTGAGGTCATCCGCTACGGAGACCCGGACGGGCAGGGGGACCTGAAGCGCAACAACCAGGTCGCGTTCCGCGCCGAGGTCGTCTACGGCTGGGGCATCGCTGACCTGAACGCCTTCGCGAAGATCGTGCAGGGCTGATGCGCTACCGCCACCACAAGACCGGTGTCGTCGTGGACGTCCGCGACGGCAAGGTCCTTGGCGGCGCATGGGTGCCGGCAGGCATGGAGTCTGCCGGCACCGCGCCGGCCGGAGAGAACGACGCGCCCCCGAAGGCGGGTGCAGGTTCGTCCCGCAAGGCCTGGGCCGAACATGCCGCGACCCTCGGCGTCGACGTCGACGAGCACATGACCCGCGACGACATCATCGACGCCGTCGAAGGGAAGTGACCATGCCTGCCGTGTCGCTCGACCCATCGGACCTGGAGCCGTTCGCGGACATCGAGACCGGCAAGGCCCTCGCGATGATCGAGGACGCGTTGGCGCGTGCAGGCCGCGTCGCTCCGTGCATCCTCACGGAGGAGTTCGAGCATCCGGCCGCCGCGAAGGCCATCCTGCGTGGCGCGATCCTTCGCTGGCACGAAGCCGGGTCGGGGGTCCTGTCACAGCAAGGTGCGGGGCCGTTCCAGCAGTCGCTGGACACCCGGCAGCCCCGCAAGTCGATGTTCTGGCCGTCGGAGATCCGTGAGCTCCAGGAGCTGTGCGCCGAGTCGGCTTCGGGTGGGGCGTTCTCGGTGGACACCGTCGCCACCACGGTGGTCCACGCCGACTGGTGCTCGGTGAACTTCGGGGCGACCTACTGCTCCTGTGGCGCCAACCTCGCCGGCTACCCGATCTACGGCACCTAGATGTTCCCTACGCCGTGGACCGTGCAGCATGCCGTCTGGGTGGATGGCGGCACCGACGCGCACGGCAACGACATCGATGCCTGGGCGGCACCGGTCGACGTGAAGGTGATGGGCTGGTCGGCCCCAACGTCCGATGAGCGCGCCTCCGGCCGGGTCGTCATCGACCTGGCCATGTACTGCCCGCCCGGCGTCACCGGTGCTTCACGGGACCGGTGGATCCTTCCGGACGGGCTGTACGAGCAGCAGGGTCCCGGGGAGGACTACACCCACGGTCCGTTCGGCTGGGCGCCCGGCGTGGTCATCAACCTGCAGCGCGTGGAGGGGTGAGATGGGCAAGGTCGACATCAAGCTGAACTCCCGGAACATCGAGCGGCACATCCTCAAGGGCCGGGCCACTGAGGCTGACCTGCTGCGCAGGGCGCAGAGGATCGCCGAGGCTGCAGGTCCCGGCATGGAGGTCAACACCAACATCGGTCCGTCCCGTGCCCGCGCCTCGGTGGTCACCGCCACGAGCGCCGCGATGCGGGCAGAGGCATCGGATCGGGCCCTGACCCGCGCGATCGACGCCGGACGATGACCTACGCGATCGCGTTCCCGGACGTCGAGGCGGCCCTGGTCGGATGGCTCGCCGACGTCCTGCCCTCGTACGGCCTGACCGTCCCGGTCTCCACCAAGGTCCCGAACCCCCGACCGTCACGCTTCGTGCGGATCTTTCGCACGGGCGGACCCGAGCAGTCCCTGGTGGTCGATGGCGGTCAGGTCACCGTGGAGTGCTGGGACGACAGCGAGACCGCCGCGGCCGCAGCGGCGCGGCTGGTTCGCGCCGTGCTCTCCGCGGCCCGGAACGTGACCGTGCCGTCCGGTGACCTGATCTACCGGATCCAAGAGTTCGGCGGACCAGCCTCCCTCCCCGACGTGTCCGGACAGCCACGCTACTCGTGGACCGTCCAGGTCTACACCCGCGGCACGCCACTAGCCGACCTTCCAGCGCACCCGTAAACCCGCCCTAGGGCGGCCAACCCACAAGGAGTCCAGAGATGGCCCTGACAGCAGAGAACGTCCGTGTGGGCGTCACGGGTGCCGTGTATGTCGCGCCCGCTGGCACCACCCTCCCGACCGACGCGACGACCGCGCTCCCCGTCGACCATGAGGACGTGGGCTACATCCACGAGGACGGTGTCACCGAGACTCAGGACACCGACACGACCGACATCGTGTCGTGGCAGAACGGCGCGAAGATCCGCAAGGTCCAGACCTCTCACGACCTGACCTACTCGTTCACGATGCTCGAAACCTCCCAGGTCACGCTGCGCGAGTACTACGGCAACTTCACCGACGGTGGCGTTGCCGATGACAGCGTCGTCATCGATGGAGCCGAACTCCCGAACCGGGTCTGGGTCCTGTCCGTGGTTGACGGGGACCACGTCCTCCGGGTCGTCATCCCCGATGGGCAGGTCACGGAGCGCGGCGACATCACCTACGCCAACGGCGACGCGATCGGACGCGAGGTCACGATCACCTGCTACCCCGACGATTCGGGGAACAAGGCCTACATCTACATGGCCGAGGTCGCGTCCTGATGAAGGACGTGACCTACACCGGGAAGGCGGACTACCTGCGTGTCGCCTCGGGGGCGCTGATCCCCGCAGGCGTCCGCAGCGAGGTGACCGACGCCGACGCCGAGAAGCTCACGGGACGTGC